GGAATGCGCACTCGTTGCCACCGCCCACGCCGAGTACACCCTCGTCACCGCACTCGGTCAGCACATGATCGTGGCGGGTGCGGTGACGGGTGCACTCGACCTCTACGTGGTGCGCGCACTCCAGAAGCACAAGGACGTACTCCCCGCCGTACTCGTCATGGTGGCGGCCAACGTCGTCTCCGTCCTGATCGGGGCGCACGTCGTACCCGTCCACTGGGCGGTGTTCGCGGCCGTGGGTGCACTCGCACCCGCCCTGGTCTGGCGGGGCCACGTCCTGCGGGTACACGACGCCGAGGCCTCAGGTGCGGTGAAGGTACCCGAGGTACAGCCGGTGGCGCCTGTACTCGACTACGGGTGGACCGCACCCGAGACCGAGGTGCACTGGGTCGGGGACGTACTCGCCAAGGAGGTGCACCCGGACCCCTGTCAGCTGTCAGAGCCGATCATGCGCCCCCTCGACGACGAGTGCGGCGAGTGCGGTGGCCGCTGGGGTGACCACCCCGGGGTACAGCGCAAACTCGCTGAGCGGGTGCAGCTGGGTGCGCCCGTACCCGCTGGAACGATCGCCCTGAGTGCGGAGGACGCGGTGTACCTGCCGACGGCCCAGGCGTACCTGAACGAGTGCGACGGGGCGGGTACGGTCCGGGGCCTGAAGAGATACGCGTCCGTCGGCCAGGCGCGCGCCGAGCGTCTCCTCGCCTACCTGAAGGAGGAGTCATGAGCAGCGTCACCGACCCCCTGTACGTGGTCGCCCTGAACTACGGGGCCTACCTGGAGTGGTGCGAGCGCAAGCGCGTCCAGCCCCAGGGTGCCGGGTTCATCTACGTGCGGGACGTCAGTCGCCTGCTGCGCGTCCGGGACGTCAGGATCCTGTTCCTGTACGGCTGGACAGAGCGCAAGGACTGGCGCGAGATCCACAACCGGGCACTCATCGTAGGAAGGCGGCCGCAGTGATCTGGGCAACGCTAGGCGGGGTGACCGTCGGTCTGTACCTGCTCGTCACCCACTTTGTGGAGTGGTACCCGGGCTTCAAGGCCCTGAAGAAGAAGCCCGTCCTGTTCGCCGCCGACCTCGCGCCGTTCATCGGCGCCTGGGCGTTCGGGACTCTCGGGATCCTGTCTGTTATGGGGCTCATCGGATGGGCTTTCGACACCGCCCTGTGGGCCGCCAACTGGCTCGGCGACGCGGCCCTGTGGCTCGGCGTCGGGACCAAGCCCGGACAGGTCTCCCACGGCGAGTACCTGCCGCTGACACCGACCGGGAGCGCCATGGTGGTCATCTTCACCGGCATCTTCCTGACGCTCCGGCGCAAGGAGCGGTACCGGGCGATCCTGACCCGGGGCGTGTGGTGCGGGCTGTGCCTCGGCACTTCGGCAGGCGTCGCCGGGCTGGCGGCGGTGCCCCTGGCGCAGGCCACGAACGAGCTCGGGGCCGCCGTGTTCGGGGCGCTCGGATGAACGGCGACTTCACCCAGCTGGGCCCCGAGACGAGCAGGGTCCTGGAACCGTCGTCCTGCCAGCACTGCGGGATCCCCAAGGGCGTACACGGCCAGCGCTGGACTCAGCAGGTCGGCTACCACAAGTGGCAGCGCCCGACCCAGCTGACCATCCTGGTGCGGATGATCCTCCGCCAGGGCCACCCGCACCGGTGGCTGCCCCAGGACAGCCGTACGGAGTACCGCAAGTGGAAGACGAAGTAGAGCCGGAAGGCTCGGGGTGCGCCGGGGCCGTCGTCATCACGGCGGCGGTCTCGGCGGCCCTGGCGGGGGTCTACGCCCTCTCCCCGGAGGGGCTGGTGCTCGGTCTGTGGGTGCTCGGCTGGTCGGCCCTGATCTGGGCGACCGGATGGCGTCCGAAGAAGCTGCGCCGTACAGCTAACCCCGCTCCCCCACCGCTCCCCGAGAGGGGTTGCGAAGAAGAACCGCAGGTCACGATGGTGCGCGACACGGCGCACCCCAATCGCTGGGTCGTCGCCCACCCGTCACGGTGGCTGGCGGAGAACCCCGGCAGAGAGACAGGGACGACGTGAACGGAAGCCAGATTCTGTGGCTGGTACTGCTGGCCATCAACTCCGCCAACGCAGGAGTGATCATCTACGTGATGAAGGTGGAGCCGGTCAAACGGAACGCCGGAACCGTGTTCGGACTCGCCATCGCGATGGCGATGGTCGTGTGGAGCTTCGTTCGTCTGAGCGGCATGCTCTGATGGAGGAAAAGCGCACAACCAAGACGGTCGAGTTCACGCTGACGGCCACGTTCTACGGCCGGTACATCGACGCTGACGAAGCGTTTGGGGCACTTCAGAGCTGGATCGACCAGGGCCTTGAAGACCGGGACGATCTCAGGAGCTGGGATTTCGGCCTCGCCGAGGTACGCGAAGTAGAGGGGGCCCCTGATGGATGCGACAGCTGACCCGCACGAGTACTGCGCGAAGTGCGGCTGGTGGACGAAGGGGTGCGGTCACTGATGATCGAGCGCTCCGCCCGGAACATCGCCTACTGGGCGCTCTGGGACAACTACCCGCATGGCACCAAGAACGCGATCCTGGACGCGCTCATCGAAGAGGCCATCGAATCCCTGCGACGGAAGCTCTGGGAGATCATCGCCCGGACCGACGGTCGCATCGACCCCGATGACCTGATCCTCACCCTGGAGCGCGCCGGGTGGGACTGCCCGCCCGATCTCTACGAAGAAGACGAGTAACCTGAGCACTCCTCCGCCGAGGAACCGAGAGCCCTCACTCACCCAGAGTGAGGGCTCTCGCCTATGCTCTGTCAGAGGACGACACGAGGAGACCAGCCCATGGCCACACCCATGACACCGGACCAGTTCGTAGCGGCCCTCAGGGCCGAAGGCTGCTGGGTGATCGAGCGTCCGGGATGGCGCACCCACAACCGCAACCACAAGGGCCCGTTCGGCCCCGTCAACGGCGTGATGATCCACCACACGGCCAGTTCCGGCGAACTCTCGTCGGTCGAGCTGTGCGAGGACGGCTACCCCGAGCTGCCAGGACCGCTGTGCCACAACGTGATCCCCAAGTCCGGAACGGTCTACATGATCGCCAACGGGCGCGCCAACCACGCGGGCACCGGTGACCCGAACGTGTTCGCGGCGGTCAAGGACGAGCGCTACGGCGACAAGCCGCCCGCCACCCACGTCCACGAGGGCCAGAGCGGCGTGGACGGCAACACCCACTTCTACGGCGCCGAGTGCGTCAACCTCGGCGACGGCAAGGATCGGTGGCCCGTCGGCCAGCTGGACGGGATGGTCCGCTACGCGGCGGCCATCTGCCGCTTCCACGGCTGGAGTGCCAAGTCAGTCATCGCCCACCGTGAGTGGTCCGACTGGAAGCCCGACCCGGCCGGGCCCGGCATGGTGTCCATGACCGGGTTCCGGGAGCTCGTTCAGCTACGCCTGGACCACGCCGCGTCCTGGAACCCCGGCGACGCTCACGTCCCGGACGACCCGTCCGTCCCGACCCCCACCACACCGATCCCCGGAGGATCCATGACCGCCCCTGCCCGAACCATCCTGTCCATGACGCTCGCCACCCCCGTCACGCTCCTGGACGGCATCCCCCAGACGATCTACTGGGACGCCGAGCACGCCGACGACGGGAACCAGCACGGCGCCGGAGGCAAGACGGTCGTCTCGAACTCCCGGTACAGCGCCGTGGTCAACCTGACGCTGGAAGGGCTCGCCGCCGGGGAGACCGTAGAGATCTGGCAGGCTGAGGAGAACGCCTCAGGCGGTGTCGTCTGGTCCGGCCCGGCCGTCGCCGTGCAGGGCCTCGGGGACGGCACCAAGCCCGTCAAGGCGGCCGTCCCGTTCATCGAGACCACCTTCAACAAGCTGGTGTTCGTCGTGAAGTCGAACAGCCTCGCCCCGGTCGACATGACGGCCGCCCGGGTGAGCGTCCAGTCCTGGCTGAACTGACCCACCCGTGGATGAGCCCACGCTGGCAGAGGAGGTCCGTCTCCTCCGCCGTGACGTGCACGCTCTGCTCGAAGCACAGCGCCAGTACGTCACCAAAGAGATCATGGACCTGAAGCTGGAAGCCCTGTCCAAAGACCAGGCTGAGGACCGGGCCCGGCTGGACGCCATGAGCCGGTGGCTCTGGTCGGGCGTGGTCGCGCCTGTCATCGTGGGCATCATCCTGTACGTCCTGCTCGGGAAAGGCCCGTCGTGAAGACGCTGCGCTGGTGGATCGTCCTCGTGGCGGCCTGCGTGGGCGCCGCGTACGCGATCGCGTACGGGCAGGGTCTGGCGGCGCGCCTGGACCGGGCTGAGAGCGATCGCAGCGCGCTCCAGCAGCAGGTACGGGAGCTTGGGGGCACGCCGGTGGCGGGGCCCCGGGGCGACAGCGGAGACGACGGCAAGGACGGACGCGATGGAAAAGACGGATCACCTGGCCCGACAGGCAGCCCGGGCCCTGGCGGACCGACGGGACCCGCAGGAGCTCCGGGGGTGGCTGGACCGGATGGCGCACGGGGTGAGCCGGGAGCGGCCGGACCCACCGGCCCCCCAGGACCACAAGGTGCGGCCGGGGAGCGTGGCCTCCCGGGCGTTCAGGGTCCGGCGGGGCCGGTGGGTCCTTCTGGGGAGCCCGGGCCTGCCGGTCCACAGGGTGACAAGGGGGCCCCGGCTGAGGCCTGCCCGACCGGCTACACGGGTGAGATCATCGAGCTGAACGGCAAGACGTACTTCATGTGCGGAAAGGCGGAGTGATCATGGACAGTGAAGAGCGCAAGCCCTGGCTCCGGCGCCCGAACGAAACCTCGGTGGCGTACGAAGCCTTCCGGATCTACCTCAACCTCGGACCACAGCGCACCCTGCCCAAGGTGTGCGAGGAGGTGAGCAAGTCCCGTCAGCTGATCACCTTGTGGTCGTCCAAGCACGACTGGGTGGAGCGTGTCCGGTCGTTTGACGTCCACCTCGCCGAGGCCTCCACCGACGGCATGGTGCACCAGCTCACCCAGTCCCGGGACAAGAACCTTGCCCTCATGGACAAGCTCCGGGGGCTGCTCAACGACCGCCTCGACATCTTCATCGAGAAGAAGATGGACCCCACGGTCGCGTGGACCAAGGCTGTGGAGGCCATGGCGCGCGTCGAAGCGAACAGCATCACCGCCGCCGCCTCCACCAACGGCAAGGTCTCTGAGTCCGTTGACCGCGTCGCCCGCCTGATCGAGCGCCTGGAAGCGGCCGGAGCGCCCGTCAGCGCTCGGGGGACCGACGAGTGAGCATCAGCCGGGCCGAACTGGCGAAGCTCTCGCCCGCCGAACTGGCCCGGCTTGAGTCAGTCACCGAGGCTCTTCTCCAGGACAAGGAAGCGGGCAAGGTCCCCTGGCTCTGCGACCTCCCGGACTGCGACGGTGCTCCGCACGAGGGCCGCTGGGGCAAGCACGCCCGGGCCGCTCAGCGGCCGCCGGAGGGCATCGCGTGGGACGTCTGGCTGTGCCTCGCCGGACGCGGGTGGGGCAAGACGCGTGTCGGCGCCGAGTGGTCCATCCTTCAGGCGCGCAAGTACGGCCGGGGCGCACTCATCGGCCCGACGGCCGCCGACACCCGGGACGTCCTCGTGGAAGGTGAGTCCGGGATCATGGCGTGCGCCCCAGCGACGTTCCGGCCCGTCTACGAGCCGTCCAAGAGGCGTCTGACGTACCCCAACGGCGCCATCCAGATGTGCTACTCCGCCGACGAGCCCAACCGTCTGCGAGGGCCCCAGCACCACTACGGCTGGTTCGACGAACTCGCCGCGTGGCGCTACATGGACACCTGGGACATGGCGCAGCTCGGCATGCGCCTGGGCGACCACCCCAAGATCTGCGTGACCACCACGCCCCGCCCGATCCCCCTGGTCAAGCAGCTCCTCAAGGACCCCATGACCGTCACGGTCCGGGGCTCCACCTACGACAACCTCGACAACCTCGCGCCCACTTTCCGCCGGGCCGTCGTCGCCAAGTACGAGGGGACGACGCTCGGGCGCCAGGAGCTGGACGCCGAGGTACTGGAAGACCTCCCCGGCGCGCTGGTCGCCCGGCGTCACATCGACGGGGCCCGGGTCACCGAGGCTGAGGTGCCCGAGCTGATCCGGATCGTCGTCGGCATGGACCCGGCAGGCACCGGTACCGGTGACGAGACCGGCCTCTCCGTCGTGGGGTGCGCCGCCGACGGCCACATGTACGTCCTCGCCGATGCCAGCGAGAAGCTCAGCCCGCTGCGCGCCGCCTCCAAGGCATGGGCGCTCCTGGAGTCCTCGGGAGCGTCCCTGCTCGTGGTGGAAGACAACGGCGGCAAGGACTGGATCGAGACAGTCCTCAAGCGGTCCTGGAAGGACCTGGGGCACGAGGGCAACCCGCCGCTGCGCCGGGTCAACGCCTCCCACGGCAAGAAGCTGCGCGCGCAGCCCGTCGCCATGCGGTACGAGCAGGGGCGCGTGCACCACGTCGGGTCGTTCCCCGAGCTGGAAGACCAGCTCACCACGTGGATCCCCGAGGAGGACCCGGCGAGCCCCGACCGCATCGACGCGATGGTGCACGCGGCGGCCCACCACATGCGCAAGGAAGCCGGGTCGGCGGTCGTGGCCAACCCGTACGGCGCAGCACGTCGGCTACGGAACGTGAACCATCCAGCTCTGGGCGCACGCGGCCGGGCATCATAGGGGAGACATGAACGTGATCCCGCTGCTGATCGCAGCTCTTGTGACGGCCCGGGTCACCCGGCTGGTCACCACCGACCGCATCACCCAGGCGTCCCGGCAATGGCTGCTGCGCCGCCTCGACAGTGGGTCACTGGCCGCCTACCTCATCGTCTGCGACTGGTGCGCGTCGTTCTACGTCGGCCTCGGCGTAGCCGCAGCGGGCGTCGTGACGGGCCAGTGGACCTGGCCGTGGCTGGTTCCGCTCGGTCTCGCGTTCAGCTACGTGGCGGGCGTCCTCGCCCGGGGAGAGGTGGAGTGATGGGACTGCGCAGCGCCCTCGGCATCGGCACGGGCACCAAGGCACCACCGGCCAAGACCATCGTCGCCGCCGCCATGCCGATGAGCGGACCGGAGGTCAAGCAGGTCATCAAGGCCCGGCAGACCGCCACCACGGACCAGTGGCAGTCAGAGGCCTGGTACTTCTTCGACGCGGTCGGCGAGGCGCGAGGGCCGATCACCTGGATCGCCAACGCGGTGTCCCAGGCCGACATCCACGCCACCGAGCTGGACCCCGACACGGGCAAGCCCACCGGCCCGAGCGACGATCCCCGGACCATGGCGGCGGCGCAGCAGGTGCTCGGCGGAGCCGCACAGCGCGCCGGGCTGTTGCGGCTGCTCGCCCTGTGCTGGCAGGTGCCGGGCGAGGCCTGGATCGTCGTACGCCCCGGCAAGCCCGGCAAGCCCGACGACTGGAAGATCCTCTCCGGCGACCGGGTCAAGGCCAAGGGCGACGTCTGGCAGTTCGCCGATCCGATCACGTCCATGATGGTCACGCTGACACCCCGTGACCGACTCATCCGCGTCTGGTCTCCGCATCCGCACGACCAGGGCCGGGCCGACAGCGCCATGCGCCCGGCGCTCCCCATCTGCCGGGAGATCGAAAAGGCGTCCCAGTCCATCGCCGCCCGCCTCGACTCCCGCCTCGCCATGAACGGCGTGTGGATGGTGCCCGAGGAAATCGACTTCCCCAAGGGCGATCACGACACGGTCGGCGCCGCCATCATGGACCTGTTCCTGTCGGTGGCGGAGCAGGGCATCAGCAACCCCGGGCAGGCCGCAGCGGCCGTCCCCATCGTCCTCACGGTGCCGGGTGAGTCCATCTCCCAGGCCGTCTGGCAGGACTTTGCCAGCGCCTTCGACGCGGCCGTCGTAGAGCTGCGCCAGGACGCCTTGAGGCGTCTCGCCGCCACCCTCGACATGCCGAAGGACGTCGCCGAGGGCACGCAGGGTGAGGCGAACCACTGGAGCGCCTGGCAGGTCGAGGAGTCCACCTACAAGATCTTCATCGAGCCGCTGCTCAAGGCGGTGGGTGATGCCCTCACCGAGTACTGGTTCCGCCCCGCCCTCGCGGCCATGGGCATGTCGCCCGAGGAAGCCGAGCGCTACGAGATCGGGTGGGACACCACCGCCATCGTCGCCCGGCCCGACGACACCGAGAATCTGCGCGACCTGTACGACAAGATCCTCATCTCCGATGAGTACATGCTCGCTGAGAACGGCGTGTCCGAGGACGCCATGCCGGATGAGGAGGAGCGCACCCGCCGCTTCCTCGAAAAGGTCGTCATCGGCGCGCCCACGCTGCTCGCCGACCCCTCCGTGTCGGCCGCCCTGGGCCTGAACATCGAGGTGCAGCCCGCCGCTGCGGGCGTCGACGCCACCGTGACACCCAGCGGGGAGCTGGAGCCTCCCAAGCCCGATCCCGTCGTGCGGGCGCTGCCAGGCACGCGGAACGACACCAACCGGCAGCCCCAGGACGCTCCGGAAGGCCTGGTGGCCGCCGCTGAGCTCATCGTCTACGACGCGCTCAGCCGGGCGGGCGGGCGCCTGCTCACCAACCAGAACCGGGGCCAGTTCAAGGCCACGCCCCGTCACGAGCTGCACACGGTCATCGAGCCGACCGTCAGCGTCGGCGCGCTCACCGAGGGGTCGTTCCAGTTCACCGACCAGGTAGCCGAGGCATTCGGGCGCGAGACGGCCTGGTTCGCGTGCCAGGTGTCCATGTACGTCCAGGCGCTCCTGGCCACCCAGCAGCCTCACGACCGTGAGACGCTCCGGAAGATGCTGCGGTGAGCGTCCCGCCGGACCCCCACCTGCCGCAGCGGCTGAGGGCCCAGGCCTTCATCCGGGAAGGTGAGGCGGCCGTAGGCCGGTCCTGGTACCGGTCTACGACGGGATTCCTGGACCGCGTGCGGCCCGACGTGCTGCGGGGCGGGCGCATCGACCCGGGGCGCGTCAGCGACCACCAAGGCTTCTGGACCAGCGCCGTGGACACTGAGATCCGGCCGACCATCGCCAGCGTCCTCAGCAGCGCCTGGCGGCGCGTCTCAGCGGCCGGGGACCCGCCTACCGACCCCTGGACGTCGGCGTACCTCAACGAAGCGGGCAACCGGCTCAAGAACGTGCCCGACGAGGTGTACGGCCTGATCGTCATGGAGATCGAACGGGGCATCACCGAGGGCCGCAGCCTGGACCGGGTCACCGAGGACGTACAGCTCCTGCTCACAGCGAGCGGAACGGACCGGTGGCCCAACCGGGCGCGCACCGTGGCCCGCACCGAGACGATCGGGGCGGTCAACGCGGGCGTGTTCCGGGCGGCCGACCTGGAAGCGCGCGAGCGGGGCGACGTGGCGCCGTTCAAGCAGTGGATCAGCACGGCCGACGACCTGACCCGCCCGACGCACGTGGCCGCCGACAAACAGCGCACGCTCCTGTCGGAGCCCTTCAGGGTTC